GATAAAATTTCATATCTTAAAATACAGAAGGAAAAGAAACTTTACAGAAAGACACTTAAGATTCAATGGAACATAAAAGGTAATCCTGAAGATGAAGTCATAAATAACTATCTTTACCCAGGAGTTAAAGCTAAAAATGCAGATGTTGCTAAAAAAGCAGAAAAACTTTTACCTGGTATCACATCCCAACAACTTAATAACTATTCTAAGTTTGTAGTTCAATAATTTTTTCTTATCTTATAGAAAAGGTTATACCAAGTGTTTTATATAGTAGAGCAAGAAAGCAAATTAGAAAGTTTAGAAAAATTAGTTAGGTTAGGAGCATATGTAGATATTATTCCAACCAACAGTCTATATCACCCTAAACTTACTTCAACAGTAGCGGTTTATATCAGATTAGTAAATTCAGAACATGGATACATTATTCCTATTGACCACGATGAAGGGTTAAATGTCTCAAAAGAACGTGTCTCCCGCATTCTTTCTAAATCCAACAAACTATATACATTAGATAAGAAAGAGTTACTCTACCACTTTAATATACAGGGAGCAATAGATCTATCGTTACTTTACTCAATGACTAAGTATGAAAAGTTAGACTATTCAAGGGATAACTCTTCTATCAATATTATTCACAACAAACACAGTGATGTTGCCTTTGTAAATAAACTAATACCTATTTCCAAACTGTATGAAAGTTGTGAAAAAGTATATGATAAAGTTAAAAAAGTAATTGAGTATAAATTACCAGATTGCTTTGACTTTTACAACAACACCACAACAAATGTATTTTTCCTTATTGAACAAGCTGGATTAGGAGTGTATTATGATGAGTTTAACGAGTTATTTAAACCTAGAAACCCTATTTACAACTCAATTGACACTAAAGTACTAACTTCATATAATTTATACAATGTTACATCTAGACCTACTAATGCTTTTAATAGCGTTAACTTCGCTGCTATTCCTAAGAGCGAACAACACAGGAAGTGCTTTCGTCCCACCGGTGATTACTTTGTTGAGTTGGATTTCGATGGTTATCACCTTCGTTTACTTTGTGAGCAGATTGGATACAAACTATCAGATGAATCCGCTCATACTCAACTAGCAAAACTATACTTTAATAAACAAGAAATTACAAAAGATGAATACGATAAAGCAAAACAAATTAACTTTCACGCAATTTATGGAAAGATACCCGAAAAATGGGCTCACCTTGAGGTGTTCACAAAAATTAAGGCTTTTATCGATGAACTATGGAAAGAATTCAAAAAAAACGGAAGAGTTGTGGAACCGATTAGTGGAAAGAGCTTTAGTAAAGAGTTAAAAGACATGCATCCACAGAAGTTAATGAATTATGTCATGCAATCGTTAGAGACTTCAAGAAATGTACTTATATTAAAGGATGTACTAAGGTACCTAAAAGATAAAGAAACTAAATTAGTTTTATACACATATGATGCACTCTTATTTGACTTTCACAAAGAGGATGGTAAAGAAACATTGGAAGAATTGAAGGTAATCTTAGAGAGCGGTGGTGATTACCCAATAAAATTTAAATATTCCAATGACTTGTGTTTATAGAAGAAAAATGATATTTATAATATGAATGATACAGTTACAGAGGTTCAGTTTGACTACGATATTGAGCCTATATATTTCAACGAAGATATGAGCAATAAACTATTTTGTACATTTGCTACTGAAGATACTTTAGATGGTATTTTAGAGCAAATACAAGAAAGGTATAAGATTATATACAATAAGATATTTGTACTTTACTCAAAGAGTCAAGATGAATACATATGTACCTATAATGTCGACTTCGGCAACGTAGGCACATTCCTAGAGAATACAATCTTAGTACACCGTAAGAAAGAGTCTAACACACTATACACGATTAATGCGTTAAACACATTAATTAAGGAACTCAACGAAGGAGTGTTAGATACTTCTTATAGAGTAAATTGGTTAGATTATAAAAACTGTATACTACTTACCAAAGGCCCGGAACTTAAAAGGGTTAACACAAAACTATATAAAATTTTACAACTAAATTAATCAATTTGTTACAGGATGTTAGATTAGTTGAGATAGAACTTTTTTCTTATTGTAACAGAACCTGTTCCTTCTGCCCCAACCACTTCGTTGATAGAATATCTGAAAATAAAATACTTCCAGAAATACTTTTCAAAAAAATTATACAAGAACTTGTATCTTACAATTATTCTAGCTATATTTCTTTAAGCAGGTATTGCGAACCTCTTGCATTTAGGGAAATTCTAGATAACAGGATAGAGTACATACGTAGATACTTACCAGAAGTAAAAATTGTTGCCAACACCAATGGCGATTATGATTACGAAGGAGTTGATATAGATGAACTTACAGTAATGGATTACGATTTTAAATTAGACAAAGAAGAATTAGGTCCAATTATCAGAAAATCAAAACCTTTCAATGTTCGTAATATGAGGTTAGGTAAGATCAACTATAGAGGAGGAGCATTAGAAATACGTAAAAAATATACACGAACATTTCCATGTTATGAACCAGTTCATTTTATTGGAATAGACTACAATGGCAGTGTAATGCCATGTTGTAACCTAAGGTCTGACGTTAGTTTACACGAAAATTACATACTAGGTAATGTTGAAAATAGTACTTTGTTAGAGATATATAACAAACAAGAAAGTGTTATTTTTAGAGATAAGGTTGGTGACCTTGACTTTCCAGAGGTTTGTATTAGGTGTTCCAAAACATCTGGTAGGTATACTTCAGAGAAACCTAATATTATGAATTTACCTTCCTAAAGGTTGGTTTATTGAGGAAAGTTTTCTATATTATAGAATATAAATATATAAATCAGTTATGGATATAAATGCAATTAGAGCCAAATTAGACTCTTTAAACAACAACGGTCAGCAGAAAGAAAAGACTGACTACTCAGAAATTTTTTGGAAACCTCAATTAGGTAAACAGACACTTAGAATTGTACCATCGATGTTTGATGCTACTTTTCCTTTTAAAGAATTGAAGTTTCATTACGGTATCGGAAAATACCCGATGATTGCTTTATCAAATTTTGGTAAGCAAGATCCGATCGAAGAGTTCGTAAAAGAACTTAGAAAGACTAATGATAAAGATAATTGGTCTCTATCAGGTAAAATTAATCCTAAGACACGTATCTTTGCTCCTGTAGTAGTAAGAGGTGAAGAAGATAAAGGTGTTAGATTATGGGGATTTGGAGTAACCATCTATAAGGCATTACTAGCTTTAGCAGAGGATGAAGATGTAGGTGACTACACAGACGTTATCAACGGATGGGATTTAGTGGTAGAGCAGCAAGCTGGTAACCCTTACCCAGAAACATCAGTTCGAATTAAACCTAAACAAACAGAATTATCATCTGATAATACTCAAGTTGACTTATGGTTAAAGACTCAACCTAACCCTACAGAAGTGTTTACTCAATATGATTATGACTATATTAAGAAACAACTTCAAGGATATCTTAACCCTGGAGCAGAAGAGACTGCTACACCGACTCAAACAGTAACTCCACCAGCACCGCCTAAGACTGACTTTACTTTAGAGACAGCAGCAGCAGACAGCAAAGATAAGGTTAGTGAATTTGATGACCTTTTCAATGAGTAAAATGGCAGATAAAAAAGAAGTAAAAGCAAAAGCGACCGCTGCAGTACGTAAGTCGTTTAATTTAGGAAATTTTAAAAAGAAGAAAGGTTTTTCAAACTCTTCAGTAAAGTTTAAAGAACAGGGTTGGATACCACTGTCTAAAGCTTTTGTTGACATTACTTCGTTACCCGGTCTACCTACCGGACACATTACCCTATTAAGAGGTCATAGTGATACAGGTAAAACAACTGCTTTACTAGAAGCAGCAGTGAATGCTCAAAAAATGGGTATCCTTCCAGTCTTTATAGTAACCGAGATGAAATGGTCTTGGGATCATGCCAAGGAAATGGGATTAGAGTTTGATGAAGTAAAAGATGCTAACGGTACAGTTGTTGACTATGAAGGATTCTTTTTATATGCTGATAGAGGGCAACTCAACACCATTGAAGAAGTAGCAGTACACATTGCTGATCTTATGGACGAGCAAGCCAAAGGTAATCTACCTTACGACATGTGTTTTTTCTGGGATTCAATTGGATCAGTTCCTTGTGACTTATCAGTACGGTCTAATAAGAACAATAATGAATGGAATGCAGGTGCTATGTCTACTCAATTTGGTAATAATTTGAATCAAAAGATTCTTTTATCAAGAAAAGAAAACTCACCCTACACTAACACGTTAGTAGCTATTAATAAGGTGTGGACTCAAAAACCAGAACATCCAATGGGACAACCTAAACTACAGAATAAAGGTGGTATGTCTATGTGGTATGATGCTACATTAGTAGTTACTTTTGGTAATATTACAAACCCTGGAACTTCTAAGATAAAAGCTATCAAAAACGGTATGCAAGTAGAGTTTGCAAAACGTACTAATATTCAGATAGAAAAGAACCATATTGGAGGAGTACAGTCAAGAGGTAGAGTAGTAATGACTTCACATGGATTTATCGAAGATGATAAAAAAGCTATTGACAAGTATAGAGATGACCACAAAGAACATTGGCTCAAATTAGTAGGTTCGGTTGATTTCGACTTAGTAGAAGAAGGTGATCTAGAAGAAGAAAGAATCACTCCTAATATTCTCGATTAATGGCATACGATGATATACTAAAGAATTTAAAAGAGACCCCACCCCGAGCTTTAAATGACCATATCTTGGTTATAGATGCTATGAATATGTTAATTCGTAGTTTCTCACTGCTCAAAGCAATGAATCCATCAGGTGCCCATATTGGGGGCCTGGTGGGTTTTATGCGTTCACTAGGGTATGTCACTCGTATATTTGATCCTACTAGAGTACTAGTAGTGTGGGATGGTAAAGGAGGTTCAGGGAATAGACAAAATATAGACCCTAACTATAAGGCACAACGTGCTACGTCAAGAATAACACATTGGGGGTTGTACGATACCAAAGAAGAAGAAACTGAAGCATTAATTAATCAGTTATTTCGGACTCAAGACTATATTGACTGTTTACCTATACATCAGTTAGTACTGGATAAGTTAGAAGCAGATGACATTATAGCATGGATAGCAAAGAAAGCTTCAGTATCAAGTGTGAAAAAATGTACTATAGTTTCTTCCGACAAAGACTTTTTACAATTGATTGATAGTACAGTTGAAGTGTATGCCCCTATTAAAAAAATAACCTTTACTGAGGATAATATTTTTAATGAATTGAAAGTATTACCGGAAAACTATAACATAGTGAAAGCTTTAGTAGGAGATAATTCTGATAACTTACAAGGAGTAAAAGGATTGGGGATTAAAACTATCATTTCAGAGTTTCCAAAACTCCTAACCGAAGTAACAGATTTACAGTATATTTTTGATGTTGCAGAAAAGAAGATAGAAGGTAAAAAGATTTTTGCTAAGATAATACATATGTGGGATAGAGTTGAAACTAATTTTAAACTAATGGATTTACATATTTCTGCTTTAGATGATAAAGAAAAGCAATACGTAAATGATATAATATCAGACCCTATACCAGATTTACAGAGTGGTGCATTTTTACATCTTTTAGATCAAGATAAAATAGAAGGAATAACTAAGAACACAGAAGCTTGGTTGGAAAACTTTCGAGGGCTAACAAAAGTTAAATGAACTACAAACCACTGGCTATAGGTATCGGTCTTTTCCTTATAGCTCAAACATTAGCATGGTTCCAAACAAATAGTCAATTTATAAGTACCTGGGCAAAAGATAATCCAATACTACTATCAGGACTCATGGGTATTCCAGTAGGAGCATCGTATATATACGGTACTAGTTATATTGTAGAGTATTTTAACGGTCAACTATGGCCAGCAAGAATAGTTGCATTTGCTACTGGCATATTTAGTTTTTATATACTTACATTAATTTTTATGAAAGAGGGTATAAACATTAAGACTGGTGCTATTCTTATTTTAGCATCAATGATAATAATTTTACAAGTGTTTTGGAAATATGATTAAGGGAGTAATAGCAGGTAATTTTGATATAATACACCCAGGATATGTAGCAATGTTTAAAGAGATGAGAACTAAATGTGACTGTCTAGTAGTATTACTTCATACAGACCCATCTATAGAAAGACCTCATAAGTTAAAACCTATCCTTAGTGCAGACGAACGTAAAGAGTTATTACTCTCATTGAAATATGTTGAT